ATCAGATCTTTATTGGTGCTATCTTTAACTCTTATATTCTTTCTTACAGGTTCGTACCTAGACTTAGCAAGGGCTACATTAGCTTTGACTTCTTCCATTGTCATGTTGGCTGCTGCACTCAAATATCGTGCTGCTACTCGTTCATAAGCTTCCTCATTACACATAATTACACACTTAGCACCTTGTTTAGCCCAACCATCAGGACCAGCCACTAGTGATGCATGGAAAGAAGTTTTACCTGTGTTAGGTCTTGCTCCAACTAGAACCAAATGTCCTCCTGAAACTCCTTCTATCTTTCTGCGTAGACTAGGAATATTAAACTTCCACTGCGTCTGTAATTCATTAGCTTCTAATATAGCTTCTATACTCATGTCTTCCCACTCAGTAATTACTTTAGGAGTAAAGTCATCGTTAAATTCTTCATTAAGTCTACGTAAAGGCTCCATACTCTTTTGAGTGCCATTAACAAATTCAAAACCTAAGTTGGCTACACGTTCTCCTACCCACTGTTGATATAATGTTCCTATAACTTCCATTGCAATATCTTCTTTTATAGGAACCTCTTTATCTAACTTACGAAAAAGATCTGTGTAGGCTGCTCTGTTAGCCGTAGTCATAGTTTGGTTTTGTGTATAAAATAAAGCCTCTACATCTGATACAGTAAGATCGCCTGTAAACTCCGACATTGCTTTGTCCATAGTTTCTTTGATCTTCCTTATATCTTTAGTAAAGATTTCGGGTTTACAACGTTTGCCTTGATGTAAGTCGTAAAACTCACGGTTCAGTAACGTTTTAAGTAGTGCTAGTTCCATCATCTTTTGTTTCTCCTTTATTATTTATTTTGCTTCGATCTAAAGAAGCCCTTCTCTCTACTTTACTCATAGGCATAATGTAAGGTACTACCCTTCCAGTGTTCCAAAGTTTTGCGTGTGCAGCAGCCTCTTCTTTAGTCTCAAATAAAAGAGGAGCATCGTGTACAGTAAAAGGATTCTTACCTGTAACATAACACCATTCACCAGTATCAATCTCTATATGTATTGCGTACATTCTCTTCTATTCCTTCTAAGTTTATTTCTAGGCAAGTGATGCCTATTCCGTTGTGTGATTTCATAACTTCTGCTTTCTTTAACTGTTCATAACATTCTACTTTTTTGTAATAAGTAGCTAGGTGTATATGATCCAAGGAATGCCCTGAAATCAATTGTACCCACATTAATACCCATACCATTATAAAACTCCTTCAAGTTTATCTAAGTCTGTTTGTAATTTATATTTAATATCATCATCTAATCTAATAGCAGTAGTTTTTATTCCTGTCCACGCTTCTACCTCTCTTTTGTATTGTATAGTTTTTTGTGCAGCATCAGGATCTAGTGCTATTACTACGTGCTTAAACCTCCCTATTACATCATAATGTTTGTCTGTAAGGCTTGTGCCAAGTATTGCAAGACTGCTAATTCCTGGAAATATTTGTGCTGCTATTTCTGCGGAGGTGCAATCCTCTACTAAAAGTAATGTGTGCATAGTGTCTCCACAGGTAATCAGGTAGTAATCAGCCTTTCCACTATACCTATACCACTTAGGTACGGCTCCTCCTACGGATCTACCATTCATATCTATAATCTTACCCTTGTAATAAATAGGAAATACAACCCTTTCATCCTTTACATCATAGAGAAGTCTTGATGACCACAGGCCCCACTTTTCTTTAAAGTCGTGAAACTTTGTATGCTCTGGTGTGGGCTGTACCACATATTCTGGTATTTCCATAGTGTCTGGTTCCTTCTTAGGTTGTTCTGCCTGTTTCTGCATTAATAATTTAATTTCTGCTGCTGTTAAATCAACGTGATAGTTTCCTCTAACATCACAGTTAAGTTTATAACAGTTATACTTTATAGTACCCATTTCTTTAGTTACAGTAAAAGTATTCCTACTGTTACAAGAAGGGCAGTTAGACCTCCTACTCTCGCCATCATTAAGGTCTAAGCTATCTAAATATTCTCTAATGTTCATTCTGTTTGCCGTTTAGATAAAGCATTAGTTGCACCTTTAAGTGTGTTAACTAAGTAAGGCTTCATACTAGCTACATTCTTGTGTGCCGATACTTGCATAATATTAGATGCATCAGCACCACCTTCAAGCATTTCTGTGATTGCTGTACGTCTAAGATCCATTGCAGTCAGGTAAGCAGGTAGACCAGCTAGATTAAGGACTTCATTTACAAGAGGCGAAATATCATTTTTAGTGTAAGCTTTTGGCTTGCTTGATATAGGCATTGTACGAGGGGCAACATAGGGAGTCATTAAACCGTAGTGGTCATTCTGTTGCATCAACATTTTTGATAAGCCCTCACCTATAGGCAGGTGTACCTCTGCATTACGTTTACTCTGCACAAAGCTAACTTGTCTATTAGGTATGTCTACTTGCTCCCACTTTAAAAGCCGCATGTCTCCTACTCTCTGCGCCCAATCGTATGCCATGTGAACAATCAAACCTATACTTCTATATTTAAAATCAGAGTAAGCTACATTTAAAAATGTTTTTACTTGTTTTTCTGTCCACCTAACTCTTCTTACATCAGAGGATGTCGTATCAATTAGTTTAATAGGATCATACTTCATAACATCAAATCGCATAGAGTGTTTCCAAGCTACACTAAGTGCAGCCTTACGATAGTTAGCAGTCCTTACACCTACACGTAGCCATTGATCATATGCATCTTGGCAAGCCCTTACAGTTAAATCTTCTATAGTAAAATTAGATAAGTACTTATTACCTATTTTTGTAGACTGCACTTCCTTCAGATGATTCTCATAATCTTTTTGTGTAGAACCTTTGAGTTTACAAAAGGCACTGCTATTTAAATAGTACTTGATTATATCTTTAACTTTTTTCATTTTTCTAACCTTAAAGCAAACCAAGATACAGGAAATAGTTCCATCATCTTTTCGCAGATTTGATTGGCTACCAGCCTAGTCTCTAGCTGTGTGTCTCCTGCACATCTAAGGTTACACATGTCAGCAAAAGCATCAAGACTACCTGACCAGTACCATTCAGTCATTGTGGACTGTGGTAGTATCATACGTGCCTGTTCAGGACACACACCCAATTCTAGTAGCAACTTATAACGTGCAAAAGTATCGTCATACAAATCTTCAACAATATCGTCTGATATAAATACAATACCATCACTACCTTGCTTCTTGTCTTTTGCTTTACCTCGCCACTCTTTAGGGTCAAAGAACTCAGGCTCACTGTCTACATACCTACGACTGATCTCATTCCAGCGTAAGAACTTATGCTTGACTAGCTGTCGAGCAACAAAGATAGGAGCCTTGACATGAAAGGATGCAAAGCAATGACCAAAGGGTGAGGTGTGTTTATGTTCAGCTAAATAGTGTACCAGCTTACGATCTTTCTCCTTCAATACAAACTGACCTGCTGCATTGTTGTAGCCAAGCTGGTATATTGGGTCTTTCCATTTTGATTCTTTTGCAAAGCTAACCCTTGCTGCATTTACTACAGTTAAGTCATTACCCATGTGATTTAGATATGTTACTTCAATCATTTTCTTTTGCTCCCCTCTGTAAAGATAAACCTTTTCTCAGATGTGACTTTGCTTCTGTCAAATCTCCTTGCTGAAGTTTATCTAAAGCCCAAGCAAAGTATGAACTCGCAAGCTCCTCATTACCTTCAGTTATAGACTCTGATGCTTGATCCATTGCTTCTGAAAGTTTTCTTGCCCCTGATACATGAGGATCTTGTACTTGGTTCTGTTGTAAAAAGGCAATAAGTTTAGGCTTATCTGTAGGTACGTCTAGACAAATCCAGCCGTACCCTTCCTTTCCACCTAAGTTTTTTCTAGCATCAGCCTGAGTACCAGCCCAGCCGCCTTTGTTGTTTGTATAAAGTTTCACTATTTCTCTCCTATTTCATCTGCTTGTAATAATATACTGTTAGGTAAACTAAGCCCACCGCATAGGCTATACCAAATAAAGCCATTATGCTGCTCCCATTCTATAGTCTATCATTAATGATATATCTTTTTTAATTCTACCGTTAGATGGCGTCCTTTTAATAGGCTTACCACTGGCAGATAACTCCCCTATAACTGTGTTGTTTACTGTCCTAAAGCAAACATAACTATATGGATCATGTTCTGTAATACGTTTGTGCATCAGCATAGCTTCTTTAGCACTGAATACTGTAGTGATAAATTCTTCATTACCACCTAACATTTTATATACTTTTATTGCTTTACTCTTGTCCATCTTCTTCTCCCTCTGCTAAAAGTGTTTCAATTAAGTTAAGTAAACCTTCTCTTTGTTCACATTGAGGCATTGTGCAAAGCCAATCATATTGTTTACGCAAATCTTTAAGGTTAATGTTTAGATCTATGTTCATTATATTCTCTCCATTTCTACTTTTATATTTTTTATCTTACCGTAAGTTATAACTAACTCATTTGCTTCTGCAAGTGTATAAACAGAATGATAACAAATATGTGTCCTGGAAGACACACTATACAAATTAACTCTATAATTAAATCTCATTTGTAATCACCTTAAATTTGTAGCTGTGTCTAAATTCTTTATAGGATCATTTATTAGATCATCAGGACGTTTTAACGTAGCTATTTTTTCTTCTATATCAAATATCTTTCTAGATACTGCAAATAGTTCCTCTTCTAGT